GACAGTAAAAAAGAAACCATTGGAGTTTTAAAAGCTGATACTTTAGAGGAGGTAAAACAATTTCTAGCTGTCACTAAACATTTGACTGTAGAGCAAATTGAGGATTTATTTGAAATAGAGGAGATTTATGGAGCACCCAGAGAACAATAATGAGGAGAGTATTCCTGAGGAATTAAAAGAAGTATTTAATAAAATATTAGGAGTAACAGTTAATATAAAAGATAACTTTGAATCAGATGAATTAAGGGCTTTTGTTTATACAATAAATGTTTTAGACAATTTTGTTCAAAGTGAAAATAATGTATTTGATGCCTCCGGTATTGACTTGACAGCGTTTACCTCTCCATTATGGCAAATTATGGAGTATCATATGGCTAAAATCTATGGGTTGCCACAATCAGAAGTAATTATGTGGTATATTCTAGATAGGTATGATTTAGAGGGGACAGTTAAAATGTATGTGGATAAAACAGGTAACCCACATAAAATAGAAAATCCTGAACAACTATGGAAATTTATCAATTCAAACAAATATGAGTAAGTTATGTATTAAGTGTGATGCTGAAATTCCAGCTCAACGAGTAAAAATGCTACCCAATACTAAGGTATGCGTTCAATGTTCAACAACCTCTCCCCACACAGGGATGATAGTCAGTTATGGAGAAGGAGACCATACATGGACTGAGATGGTAGTGATGGATGAAGAACAACAAAAAGAGTATGATAAACTCTATATCCAACCTAAAGCAAAAATTAAGGGAGATGTCTCTACTTTTATTGAGATAAATAACCTTGATGAGGATGATGATATTGATGTTGATTTAAATTCATTGAAAGGAGAAGAAAAATCTCCTTATGACCCAACAGAAGAGGAATGAGAGGAAGAAGGAAAAAACCCATAACTAAAGAACAATGTGTAAAGGCAATGGATGCTACCCAATCGGTAAAAGCCGCTGCCCGTTATTTAGGACATTCCTATGACCATGTTAAACAATACTTTAAGTTATATAGGGATGAAGCCACAGGTAAAACCTTATTTGAACTCCATAAAAATCAGCAAGGTAAAGGAATTAAAAAATTCATTGAAAAAGGAAGAAGAGGTGATGTTAATCTGCTAGATATAATTGAGGGTAGAATAAATATTAATTCTCATAATCCTCAACGAATCAAGCAAAGATTAATGGAGGAAGGATTTTTAGGTGATTTTTGTACCCGATGCCATTTTAATGAAAAACGTTTACTAGATTATAAAGCTCCCCTCTTAATTCATTTTAGAAATGGAAACAGAAGAGATTATAAACTAGAAAATCTAGAGATGCTTTGCTATAATTGTTACTTTTTATATGTTACTAATGTATTCAATGAAAAGGATATGGAGAAACTAGAAGGTTATACTCCAACATATAAACAAGAAAAGAATACTGATTTTGAATTAGATGAATATCATCTCCAGCGTTTAAGAGAATTAGGTTTAGACCCAACCAAGGATGATGAAGATGATAATCTAGATATAATCTCAAGGTTATGAGTAAGAAAAAAGGAAAAAAGAAACCACCCCCAACAACTTATGAGGAAATGAAACAACGTAAGTTGGATGATATGGCCTCTAAGATGTTAAAGAATGATGAGAAAATTCAAAAACTAAGATCATACAATATTAATCTAGATGATGTATGAATCAGAATTTCCTATCTCAATTCAATCAAATTCCTGATGAACAATTGATTCAAATTTATATGATGAATCCTTTGCTATTTAAAGGATTATGTTTATATTTGAGTATAGAATTACAAGCGGAAAAAGAAAAAAATCTGAAAAAAACAAAACATGGCAAAAAACATTCTATTTGAATGGGGCACTAAAAAAGAATATACAGCCCCAGATGGTGTAAAACATATGGAGGTAGTTGTTGAGGTTTGGGACCCAGAGGTTTTTATGGGCTGGATTAGAGATGTGGACCTTGATTTTACGGAAGGTGAATCTTTAGATTACCATCATGTTAAAAAGAAAATAATTGAGGCTCTGGGGTTTGATGATTTTTCCTAATATTGTACATATTTATACCAAACAATGGCTCAGTCTCTAACGTGGAATGAAGTTTACTTTAACTGGAATGAGACCGACTATTTGTGGAACGAAGACATCATCATAGAGGATGTTGTTCGTGGTGGTGGTTCTTTACAAGACGATTGGGATAAGAAAGATGATGAGGAAAAAAAGAAATTCATTAAGATATACATTGTATACTATAATGAGTTTTTAACTACTCAACAAAAACAGGATCTAAAAGTTTCTGGGGCTTATCCAACTTATTCTGAGTTCAAGGAAATAAATAAAAGTATTAAAGCTTTTATGAAAGGATTTAGAATGAGAGAAGGAATCAAATTTAAAGATACCAAAGCCAAAATTAAGATTGATAATGTTAAATTAGGAGTCAATAAATTAATTAATTATGCTAAAAATTACACCCTCAAATAATCTAATTGAGTTCCAACTTCAAGTTGAGAACGCCTCTCTAGATAAAACAACCGCTAGAATCATATTAGAAATAAATGATACTAACACTATTATCCCTATGGAAATGGATAGTGATGGAAAATGTACAGGGGAGATTCCATTAAAAGAAGAATATGAAGGTAAAATTGGAGACATTGATATTGAAATTATTGCCAATGATACTTTCTTTAAACCGTTTACTAAAAAAGTTATTTTTGAGGGTATTCCAAAACAACCTAAAATCACTATCAAAGAACTTAAGTTTGGTTCAACTGAAAAAGAAACACCAGTCAAACCAGTTAAAGAAATCAAGGTAGTTATGGAAGAGCCTAAAATAGAAAAACATATTACTCGTCCCTCAAACTTGTTGACTAATAAAGATAATAGTAAATTAATGGAGGAAGTTATAAAATTCTTCCAAAACAGCTAATAAGGGAGAATGTCAAATTTTACAAACACCAAGATTAAGGATACTTACCAGAGAGTCTTACAGATAGACAATGGTGAGATTCAAGATGGATTAGGATTACCTGTTGATGCTCGAATCCAAAGTCTAGAATCTGATCTTGGTTTCACAGGAGATTTAGATGGTACAGCTACTTTAGCTATAGGATTAACATCAGGAGATAAAACCATTCAAGGTAACCTAGATGTTATAGGTAAAATTACTGCCATTGAAATATACGCTCAATATGAGTCTGCCTCAATCATATATTCTTCAGGTTCAACTAAATTTGGAGATACATTTGATGATACTCACCAGTTTACTGGTTCAGTATCAATAACAGGATCATCATTTTCTTATAATGGATATAATGTTATAACATCAAATGATACAAGTTCTATTGTTGTTGATAGTGCCTCTTATGCTACATTTGCAGCAACTGCCTCTTATCTATTGGGGGGTGTTAGTAGTGCCTCTTACGCTCTAACAGCATCATATATTCAATTGTCTGGGGTTGATGGATTTACAGTTTATTCCTCCAGTATATCAAGCCGAGTAACTAATTTAGAGAACTTTAGTTCATCATTAGACGCCACATTTGCGACCGATGCTCAATTAAATGCAGCTACAGCATCTTTAAGTTCCTCTATTGCTAGTTTATCCTCTAGTTATTTATCTACAAGTGCTAGTTTTAGCAGCGGAATAAATGCAAATACAAACAGTATTTCAGCATTATCTTCTAGTTTCATATCATTTAGCGGCTCATACAATACTGGCTCGTTTACCGGTTCATTTACGGGTAATTTAACAGGTACCTCATCATATGCTGTAAGTGCCTCTCATGCCCTGAATGCAGATAATGCTATAAGTGCTAGTTATGCACTAACAGCCTCATATGTTAATCCATTAAAACAAAATGTATTAATAACTGGATCATTGTATATGTCTGGTTCTATATATACACCAGAGAGTATCTATTTTTCTACAACCGCTAGTGCTGTAACACAAGTTGGTCAGTTGGGATGGGATGATGGATATGGTACATTAGACTTAATGTTGAAGGGGGGAAATGTGAATGTAGAATTGGGACAAGAAAATGTTGTGTTAGTTTATAATGGTAATGGTACCACCCTAACTAGAGGAGAAGTAGTTTTTGTTTCAGGTTCACAAGGAAACAGACCATCAGTCAATAGAGCATTAGCTACAACAGATGGATACTCAGCAACAACATTAGGATTTGCAGCCGAATCAATACCACCAGGAGAAGAGGGTTATGTCACTACCTTTGGATTTATTAATAACATAAACACCAATGGTTTAGTAGGAGGATCCCCAGTTTGGTTATCACCAACAACACCTGGAGGTTGGACAACAACAAAACCAGTAGCACCTCAACATACTGTATTATTAGGATATATTGTAAGAGTACATCCAACTGTAGGATCAATATTTGTACATATATCAAATGGATGGGAAATTGGAGAATTACATGATGTTAGAGATACTACAACTACATCCTCTTTTGGTGATTTGATTGTTAAGAGTGGAAGTATTTGGGTTACTAACAAGCAACTAACTGGAAGTTATGGACTGACAGGCAGTTTGTCTTTTGTTGGTGGTGGGGTTACAGGATCATTATTTGGTACCTCAAGTTGGGCAGTAAACGCTCAAACAGCATCATTAGCTCCAAACTATGTTTTAACTAGTGTAACTAGTTCAATGTTAGCACCTTACGTTCTAACATCACAAACCTCATCAATGTCAGTGGCTTCTGCTTCAGTTGCTACTTCAGCCTCTTACGCTTTAACAGCTTCATTTGCTTTGAATGGTGGAGGAGGAGCAGCATTTCCATTCTCAGGATCAGCTGTAATATCAGGATCTTTATTTGTATCAAGCTCAACAACAAATGTATTAACAATACAAGGTTCAGGTTCAGCTCAGCCAATATTTACTGTACAAGGGTCTGCAGGTCAATTATTTGCCATAACAGATAGCTTATCAGGATCACTATTTTCAGTTAATGATATTTCGGGATTACCAATATTAGAGGTATTTTCAGACAATACAATACTGTTAGGAGACTATCAGGCACCTACTCTATATACCACTAAAAGGGTAACTTCAATAGTAGGAAACAATGTTATATATAGTTTAGCAACTTCCTCGTACGATGGAGCATTCTTTGACTACGTAGCCAAATCTGGTTCAAATGCAAGAGCAGGAAACATTATGGCTTTATGGTCAGGTACCTCAGTTAATTTTACAGAAACGACAACAACTGATTTTGGAAACACTTCTGGGTTAGCATTTACTGCTTTTATATCAGGTTCTAATTTAGTATTATCAGGATCAACTTCAACAGCCAATTGGAATATTAAAACAATAATACGGTCAATATAAAGTTATGGCATTTAATTATAGTCCGAAAATTTCAACAGATGGATTGGTGTTGTGTTTGGATGCTGCCAATACCAAATCATATCCTGGCTCAGGTACTGTATGGTCTGATTTATCTAGAGGAGGGAATAACGGAACATTAACTAATGGACCCACCTTTAGTTCCGCAAACGGGGGTAGTATAGTTTTTGATGGAATTGACGATTATGTAACACGAGACTCAGCATCATTTTCACTAAACGCTAACTCAGGAGCAACAATGGGATGTTGGGTTAAAGTTTCAATTGGAGAAACCCAGGCTATTTTACTCTCTCACCATCAATTGAATGTAAATAATGGATTTAGATTACAAGTTTATAATGGTTTATTAACCTATACTTTAGGAGGTGTAGCAGATTATTCAACATCTATAAACATTTCGGATAATCAATGGAAGTACATAGTAGCTAGTAGTATTGGTTCAACCTCATTAGTATATATTAATGGAGTTTTAAGAAGTACTATATCAATATCTAGCATGATTGGTGTTCCTAATAGTTATATGATAGGAAAACTTGGATTCACAAATACATATTATCTTAGTGGTAGTGTATCCCAAGTTCAAATATACAACAGAGCTCTCTCATCAACAGAAGTACTACAAAACTACAACGCAACTAAATCAAGATTTGGATTATAATTATGGCAGGTCGAATAGCATATTACGGAGGAATTGTTACCAATGGTTTAGTATTAGCTTTAGATGCCGCTAAAAAAGATTCATATCCTGGTTCAGGTACAGTATGGAGAGATATAAGTGGAAATGGTAACAATGGTACTTTAACAAACGGTCCTACTTTTAATTCTGCAAATGGAGGTAGTATAGTGTTTGATGGGATTAATGATTACGTAATACATCCTACCATAAACTTAGGAACAATATCCTCTTGGTCCGTCTGGGTAAAATATAATTCATTAGCTGGAGAACCAGTGATTCTAGGTTCCAACAGTATTGATTATTATTCTCTATTTTATTTTCCAGGAGGGAAAATATTTTATGTAAATTATGGAGGTTCTTTGGCAAGTTTATCATACCCAACAGGACTACTATTATCAACTTGGTATAATATAACACAAACAAGAAGTGGTTTGACTATTAAAGTGTATCTTAACGGAATAGATATTGGAACAATGTCAGGAGGGTCACCTACTTCACCAACAATATTCTCTGTAATAGGTGCAGAACGAACTGGTGCGTATTTCAGTAATATAAATATGGGAAGTACCTTAATCTACAACAGAGCACTCTCAGCCGCTGAAGTACTCCAAAATTATAATGCAACCAAAGGCAGATTCGGATTATAAACATATTTATAAATAAAACAAATGGAACCATACGAAAATAGAGAATTTATGATTTTTAATACTTCCGAGTTAAATAAAATCAACTTCAATGAAGTACTAGAAACATCTGAAGAAACTGTAAGAAAATCAGTTGATGAAACAAAAACATTTGTAAAATGGAATGGACCTGAAATACCACTATCAGTTCAAAGTTTAACCACTTCAGAAGGTCCTTATACTTACTCAGAAATATTAGCAATATTAGAAACTGAGGAATGGACACATCCTAATGTAGAGTTTCCATGAGTACAGTACATGGAGGACAAGGTAGCATTATAACACAAGGTTTAGTTTTAAGGCTTGATGCTGCTAATCCTAGGTCATATGAACCCCCATATACAAGTACTACATGGAGGGATATAAGTGGAAATGGTAATAATGGAACATTAACCAATGGACCAACATTTAATTCAGCAAATGGGGGAAGTATTGTGTTTGATGGGGTAGATGATTATGTAAATTTAGGTAATAATTCAATATATAATATAACTAGTATTAATAACTTCACAATTAATTTATGGTTAATTAGATTTACAACTAACTTAGGAATTGGGGTATTACATAAAGGAATTATTAGTGGATTTGACTATGATTGGATGGTTTACTTGGGGGGAGGGTCAAACACCGTAGCATTTTATAAAAAAAATACATCAAATGCTGCTGTAGCAGTAAATGGGTTCACATTTAGTTTAAATACCATAACTAATATTAGTATTGTACTATCTTCAGATGTGGTCTATTTTTATAAAGATGGTGTTTTTACAAATTCAGCCTCGATGGTTGGTAATATTAGAACAACATCAAACCCATTTAAAATAGGAAGAGGTTGGGATGGAAGTTTAAACGGTCGTGTATATCAAGCTCAAATGTACAACAGAGCTCTCTCATCAACAGAAGTTTTACAAAACTTTAACGCAACCCGAGCAAGATTCGGAATTTAACCATATATATAATAAACATAATCTTGGATAGTGAAAAGATATGCCTAACGAATTTGTAATAAAAAATGGGTTCATCTCCAAGGGAGATAGCCAAATCACAGGAAGCTTAGTAGCAACTTCATTTACTGGTAGTCTTCAAGGATCAGCATCATTTGCTTTAACAGCTTCATTTGCTTTGAACGCTGGAGGTGGGTCTTCTTTTCCATACACTGGCTCAGCAATCATATCAGGTAGTTTAGAAGTAACTGGAAGTACTAACATACAAGGAGCTTTAGGTATATCTCGAGCATTAATTGAGAGAGCAGAAATAACAGTATCTGCTTCAGGAGTATACACAATATATTCAGCCCCAACTTCCTCATATAGAGGTATATTTGCTGATTATACTTTAGTATCAACTAGTCCATCAGGTAATGCTCGAGCAGGAAATATAATGTCTATATTATCAGGTTCTCAAGTTAGATATACTGAAACTAGAACTACAGACATTGGTAGCACCGCTGGTACTACTGTACAAGTAAATTTAAATGGAGGAAACCTAGACTTAGAATTAAATGTTGCAACAATAACAACAACTTGGAATCTTGTATCACTTGTAAGAACAATATAATATGGCTGGAGAATTAATTATACCAAATGGAGCAGTAGTATCAGGTAGTTTTGTTATTACTGGAAGTGTAGTGGCTACTCAAGCTTTAACTGTAGCAGGTTCTCCAGTAATAACATCAAATGAAACGGGATCTTTTAATACAGCCCAAGATAGAAAACATGATTTTAATGACCCATACTCGTACTGTGGATTAGCTCCTATTGGAAGTTCAACATCTTCAAATGTATGGAGTATAACTAGAATAGATGTAGCTCCAAACGGAACATCAACTAAAGCATCTGCCTCAAATGCTTCATGGGATAACAGATATAATACTATATATAATTAAACAGATATGACAACAAATAAACCAATTACAATTGATGGAGTTACTTATGATAAAGTAGCTGCCTCTTTATCTTCAATGCCTTTATTCAGAGAAGCTGAAATTGGGCAAACTGTAGCTATTAGATTGCAGTACTATACAAAGGACGAAAACGGAAACGTAATTAGACCTGAAGATCCATCTCAGTATGATGTACCTATTGTGTTTGGAGATGTAGTAACTTCTCAAGATACTGATGCTTTAGTAGCATTTTCTAAAATTACTGAGGCTATTCAAGGATATATTAACGCAAAAGGTCTTTAACTATGGCTATTAGATTTGCAAGACAAGCTGGTAACTGGAGTGACCCTTTAACTTGGGATGATGGATTAACCATTCCTACTACAGGCGATGAGGTCTATTTGAACAACTACAATATTACCATTGACCAAAATGTAACCACAGGGTTTATTTCTAACAGTCAAACACCTATTGGTGTACCATTAGACCCAATACCTGACATGACATCTAACACAAGTCCTGTTGGTGTAGGGCAAGCATTTGCAACACAAAATAATATTACTGCTTGGAAAGTTTTTAGAAAAGGTTTAAATACTTTTTCTCCATCAACAGACCAATGGGTAGGTGCTGTGAATGGTGGTCAAATAGGGTATCAATTTGATACATCTAAGAGCATTCAAAGGTATGCGTGGCATCAAAACTCAGGCGCAGGTTCAAGACCAAGAGATTGGACATTCCAAGGGAGTAATGATGGTGTAACATGGGTTACGCTTCATACTGTTGTTGCAGCCGCAAGTGCTGTTTCATATAATAGTCCAAACATTTCCAATCCTTCTTCATATACATACTATAGGATAAATGTTACGGCTGTGCAAACAGGAGGGTTTACCCTTCAGATAAATGCATTAAGCATGACCGAAAGCACATCTTTTGGTGATGGGTATCTTAGTGGTGGAACAGCAACAATTTCTACATCAAGAACCGTAAATGCGGATTTGTTTCATGGAACTGTAACATTAATAACCATTTCGGCATCATCGCCAAGCGTTGTAAACATTACAGGTAATATGCCCGGCACAAAAGCAGGAGGTACAGGTATATCAGTGACGGGCAATTGTACACTTAATTATGTAGGAGATGTTGTAGCTACTACTATAAACGGCACAACGGCCGCTTGTAGGGGAATAATAACATCAGCAGCCGCTACATTAAATGTTACAGGAAATGTTAGTGGGGGTAGTGTTAATTATCCACCACACAGCAATGGGCGAGGTATAGAATTATCTAATGGTGCCACATTAACTTTAGTAGGAAATGTCACTGGAGGTACTAACAGATTTAATAGAGGTATTGTAGGAACAACAAACAATGTAATAAGTGTCACAGGTAATGTCACCGGAGGGGCAGGTACAGATTTCAGTATTGCATTACATGGTATATCATTGGGTAGTACTACTACTCCATGTAGTGTTGTCGGTGACGTCAGTGCTGGAGTAAATTCTTACGGTATATTTTCAGGAACAACTCCAGTTAGAATAACGGGGAATTTACAAAATAATTCTTCAGGATTGATGGCGGTGTCAGTACCATTTCTACATTTGGAAAGTACTAATATGAGTTGGCAATTCAGAAAGTATGATTTGACAACCAACACACTTTACACCCCCGGTGTTGCAACTGGACACCCAGCTGAATCAAATGTCAGAAGTGGCACTGTTTATGGCCCCACAAATAACTTAACAGGTACTTGTGCGGTCCCACCATCAGGGTCAGTTACATTAGGAGTACCAGTTGATAACACCACAGGTACTGCTTACACAGATCCAACAGCATTGGCTGCTGCTTTCTTCACAGAGATAAGTGGATCTTCAGATCCATTAGCTCAACGAATGAGAAATCAAGCTACAGTACAAACAACTGGAGACCAAATAGCAGCTTTGATGTAAATAAATTTGGCTATTAAGAAAATTATAGTTATATTTATGTATATGAGTAATTCAATTAATGTCTAACAATTAAAAACAGGTAGTATGAAACAGATCATGTTTGTTTTTGCTGTAGTTGCTTTGATGGCTTCTTGCAGCACTGGTGCAAACTCTGAGGAGACACAATCTGATTCTACTGTACAAGTAGTTGACACAGTTACTGTGGTTGACACTTTGCAAGTAGAGGAAGTGGTTGCTGAGTAATCAAGAGTGAAGAACTTTAAAAGGGGGAGGCTTAGAGTTTCCCCCTTTTTTTAATTAAATTAAAACATATGAAACAATTTTTTAAAGGTATTAAAAACTTAATTAGCTGGTTTAAGGTAATATACAATGATAGAGACTGGGATAATGCCTATATGGAAATCATACTGTATAAGAAACTATGTGGTATCCATAAAGCATTAATGCAGGATGAATACGTCACAACCAGCAGAAAAAAATCAATCCAAGCATTGTCGATTTGTATTGCTATCTTAGAACGTAGACTGAATGAATGGTACATGGAGGTATATGATTTATCTCCTAGCACAGATAGTGATGGCACGCTCCTGAGTTATCGATCAAATTTACTAGAGGTAATGTCTATAGAAAAGAGAGACCAACAAGTACTCTGGAAACTAATTCAAAAATATAGTGAATATTGGTGGACATAAGTTTGGCTTCCTGAAATATTATTCGTATATTTAGATATAAATAAAAACAGTTATGAAAAAGTGTATTTTAATGAGTGTAATGAGTTTCGGAGCTATGGTTGGACTGATGACTGGCCAAATCCAACAAGTATTACCTTTCAACAATGTAACAGCTGAAATGATGGCTGCAGTACTTTGCTTCACTTTAGGAGTATTTGGACTAGCTGGTGTATATGCTATTGGGACAAGTAAACAAAAATAATATGGACAGAATACAAATTAATGGAGTTTGGTACGTTAGAGAAACTCCAGAAGAACAAGAACAAATAGATGCAGTATTATATCAAGGCTGTGTTGCTGAAACTGAAAAGCATTGCTTTGACGCTACAAGACTAAGAGAGGACTCAGAGGAATTTGACATAAAAGTGACTTACAAAAAAGGTTCACGATCAGAATGGAAAGAAGATTCGTGGGATAATACAAACTTTTTTAAAGGAGTATTTTATGGTGACCCTGATGCTTTGAATTCTCTTAGAGAAAGTATTGATGATGAAACAGAAATAAAGTACTTCATTAGTTTTCTACAAATTCTTAAAGATAATAACTGGTTTTAACTTAAAAAATATGATTACAGGAACACAACCTAAAATTCTACTAACTCAAAATGAGGAAGGTATTTTAACTATGGATGAAGAACAAGCAAAACTGCTGCTTGGTCAAGTAGAAATGAAATGGAAACTTGTCAGAGAACGAGATGGACTAACTAAACAATCAGAGAAAATACTATGGTTGGAGTTTAATGAAAATGGAACTTTTAAATCTAAACACGATGAACCAGCAGTTGGTCGTTCATTACTTATGTCTCCATTTAGTATGTTTTTTGCTTGGCAAACAACAGAAATTACTGAGATTCTGGAGCAAACAGAGGATTACCTTAAATTTAAAACTCTTAACTCAACATATGAATTATGGAAGCTATCTTAAAATTTAATCTACCAGAAGAAACTAGTGATTTTGAATTAGCAGTTAATGCAACAAAAATGTATTCTATCATTTGGAGTCTAGACCAATGGTTACGCGGAAATACTAAGTATGCCCCGGATAATATGAGTAGTGATACTTACAAAGCATATGAGCAATGTAGAGAAAAGCTTCATGAATTAATGAGTGATTATAACATAAACTTTGATTAATGATAGAATATCATAAAAAAGATTTGGCTTCTTGAAATATTATTCGTATATTTAGATATAAATAAAAACAGTTATGAAAACAATCGCAGAACAGCTAAACGTAAAGGAGTTTCCTTTTAGCATTAATGATTCTCAAGGAAATGAAATCTATTGTGAAAATTCAAATGGATTTTGGTTCAAAAGCGAATACGATGCCGATAACAATGAAATCTATTGTGAAAATTCAAATGGTTGTTGGTGGAGAAGGGAATACGATGATAATGGCAGAGAAATTTATTGGGAAGATTCGGATGGTATAGTCTTCGACAATCGACCTAAATCTTGTGAAGACAAAACAGTAATAGAAATTGATGGAGCAAAATATCTACTAACCAAAATCTAATCTAAAACAATCATGATACAATATAAAAATCGCTACGGAGACGTTTTCACTTTTACTAGAACTGAAGATGGAAATATACTATGGCAAGGCAACTTTGAATTTGTGAGATATGCCTACCCAAACGTATATGAGGAGGCTTATCAGGCATATATTGATGATGGCAGTCCTGAAGGTGATATGACATTTGAAGAGTTTCAAGATACGATTCATGCCTATGATTATAAAACTGATCAGTATGCTATCAAAAATAGAAAGTATGCTGAGTTAGTGTTTTCTGATCAAAGCAGAATTGTTATGGTTGATCCTAGTGGCGGTCCATTTTTGATGGTAGGAATGGGTATGGGGATGTTTGATAATTCCTTTGAAGGATTAATCATTAAAGAACTTAATAAGGTACCAGAAGGTTATCTGATTACTGTACAAATGCATTAACAAGTTAAAAAATATAAATATGAAACCATCAATTTACCGTTACATCTTTGCTTATCTGCTGTTAGTTGCTATTATTTTTTTCGGTTGCGAAGAACAAAACAAAACAAAGCAAAGAAAATGCCACTTAATAGTTAGAAATGGAAGCGGATGGAGTTCTGGTGGTTCAATTGTAGAATGCGATAGCTTTCAAATGCATGGCACACGAAAGGCATCTGCTTGGGTTGATGGATATAAAATGAATATCGAAGCAGAAGATGTTATTTATCCGTACGTCAAGTAGCAGAAAAATAAATTACGAATATGAAAGAAGTAAATAAGAACACAGAACTTAATAACACAGATAAAAAATTACAAAATATGAAATTAACACACGAAAATTATTTAATTGGTAAGAAGGTTATTTGGAAAGGTAAAGAATACACTATTGTTGATAAACATAATGACTCTGATTTTGTTATGATAGATGATGAAAACAATAGTGTTATTGGACTACATTGGAATGATGTAGAGTTGGTTGATTAAATTATCACTAACGGTTGAGTGTATAAGTAGTGTGGCTTTGCGTATACTTTCAACTTATAGAAAAATTTATTTAGCCACATTACTTATACACTTTGTTATGTGTATGTTATTTTAAATTTTTACCTATGAAAAAAATAGAAGCATTAAATTACATTAGATTACATAAAGGTTATGTACCATATATTGGAATTTTTGAGATATATAATGATGAAGATGAAATACCACAAGAACTAATTGATTTATCTATTAAGGAAGATAAACCAAAAGAAAATTTCATTATATGTAGTTCTGAATTAGCTGAACAACTCAAAAATTTAAAATAATTACGCCCAACGTCCGATGATAAACAATCGTTTTAATGTTTTTTACACCTTGTTATGTATTAGTAAAAATAAATTTATACAATATGGAAAACTTAAATGAGTTAAGAGAAAAGATTTACAAACAACAATTCTGGGAATACAATTATCATAATGGATGTGAAAAGGCTAATGAAGTCTTAAAATCATTAGAAAAAATTAAACAAAATCCTCTTTTGTTAGACTATGTTTTGAAATGTTTAGTTTCTAATGAGATAGAAATTAAAGAATATTTTTATTTGATTGTACATCAAGAACACAGAGGAAAGTTTTATGATACTGTGATTGATAAAATTTTCAATTCAATAGAAGAAGCGGAAGATTATACAAGAAATGGTTCTTTTCCAGAATCTTTGTTGTTTGAAAAGTATTCAATAAAATCAATAAATTCAAAACAATAATTTAATTGAACCTAACGGTTACAGATATGTGTAGTTTTTTCTTAAATTTGAAACACAAAAATTAAAAAATATGAATAAAGAAATTGGAAAATTAGAATGGGATTGCCAGATAATAACCAAGGATGGAAAATACTTTGGCTATGGTGATGGTGAAGATATACACGAAAGAAAATGGCACGATGACCCGGTCAAAGCAATTGCGTGGAATCTTGAATTAGATGACCCAAGTAAAGTGGCTTCACCTACTCCGATGGGATTGAGTGAAGCAAAACTTATAAAAGTTAAAAAAACTATTATCGTAGAAAGTTATGAATAAAGAACAACAAGAATTATTAGATGAGGCTTACGAGACATACACAAATTATCCATTAGCAACAATACAAGACCACCATACAAACATACTTTATCAAAATTTATACAAAGGATGGTGTATTCGCATTGGTCGTTCTATCGTATCCCCGCACCCAACTAGACATCTAACAAAAGAAGAATTCATCAACAAGTGTAAAACCGATTCTGAGTTCTCTGAAAGATGGGGATTAAAGATTGAAGAACGAGAGTTAAGTTTGGATGAAAAGGAATGGGTATTGGAAAAAACTAATTGTATAAATGATATTGAGAACGATAGGATAATTTACGGACACGAATGGGAAAAGTATATTGAACGACAATATGATGGTATTCAATCAAATCAAGGTATAAAAATCCCAACCAAACTAATCGCAGTAACACACAACAATAAAACAATAGAAAGTTATGAATAAAGAAATCAAAAAAGGAAATCTGAATTACGACCAATCGGGTAGAGCATACCCTGATAATCCACAAATAAAAGAAAATTGGGATTGTATTTGGGAATTCGAAGGAAAACACTACAAATTGGTCGGTGATGATGAGCATAAGGAATGGGAAATTGACTTGGGTGAAATGATTAATGTTTGGATTGAACATCATGGGTATCTTAATTTTGATACTGATGAACAGGAGATTATTGATTTTTACAATAAGACACAACAAAACAATAGAAAGTTATGAATAAAGAACAAGCAAAAGATGCACTCATTGAAGTGCTAATGAATCAAGTAATAGACCTATCCATGATGTCCCGGATTGAACTAGGAGATGATGTGATTGCTGAGATTAAAAGACTCAAAGAGATTATTAATAAACCATACGAGGAAAATTTGTGTTAAAATGAACACGTTAGATAAACAATACACAGACCTACTGCAGGATATCCTAGACAACGGAGTAAAGAAAGAAACCAGAAATGGAGGCACACTTTCAGTATTCGGAAGACAAATACGTCATAAAATGAGTGATGGGTTTCCGTTACTTACAACTAAGAAAATGGCTTGGAAATCAATAGTAACTGAATTGTTGTGGTTTCTACAAGGGCGAACTGACTTAAGATGGTTGTTAGAGCAAGGGAATACGATTTGGGTGGGAGATTGCTATGCTAATTATCTAAAGAAAAGAGATAGGTTTTCTAATAAAGATAATGTAAAAGAAGATGTTGTTATTAATGGAATGAATGGTTCTTCTAATAGACCCCTTACTCAAGAAGAATTCATCAACAAAATCAAAATAGATGATGAGTTTGCTAAGAAGTGGGGTGAACTCGGGCCCGTGTATGGTAAACAATGGAGAGATTGGGGAAGTAAAAGAGTTTCTAAGAGATTTTATGATAAAAAAATACCATACAGTAAGTTTGTTCAAGAAGGCGGTATAGACCAAATCGCAAACCTAATCAATGACCTTAAAACAAATCCAGATTCAAGACGATTAATGGTTAATGCTTGGAATGTTGGAGAATTGGACCAAATGGTGCTTCCTCCTTGTCACTTCAGTTGGCAAGTTTATACAAGAGAATTGAGTTTAGAAGAAAGAGAATTGTACGCCATTACAAAATACCCTAAACTTAATGAGGAACCATTAGGTGCTTTAGTTGACAGACAATCATTCTCACACGATTTTGGAGATAGTTTAAATATTCCAACCAGAGCAATTTCTTTAATGTTCAATATGAGAAGTTGTGATACTTTTCTCGGTTTGCCGTTCAACATTGCTTCTTATGGTTTGTTATTAGAAATCATTGCTAAAGAAGTTAATATGGTTCCTGATGAATTGATTGGAAATCTTGGAGACGTACACCTTTACTCAAATCACATTGAACAAGCAAAAGAACAAATTGGTAGAGAACCATATCCATTACCTAAACTATTATTCAAAGACCATCTAAAAAGTTTTGATACTATTATTGATATACTAAGAGTACAAGATTTTATATTAGATAACTATCAATCACACCCATCAATTAAAGCACCTTTATCAAATTAAAAACAAATAAAATATGAGCTTAACAAATTACGCAAAAACAGAATTACAAGCAGCAGGATTCTTTGATGAAGATTCCGATTACGGAGGTTTGATTGGAGAGGCAGTGATGGAACTTATTGAAGTGTTCGCCAAACAAGGACACTCAGGTATGTCTGCTCCATATGTTGCTTCAATCTTTAACAAACTTGCCAACTTTGAACCATTACTTCCAATTACTAGTAAAGATGAAGAATGGGTGGGTATTGGTGACAAGGGGAATGGAAAACCTTACTATCAAAATAAAAGATGTTCTGCTTTATTCAAAGATGGAAAGGATGGAAAGCCTTATTATATTGATGCAATTATTAAAAGAGATGAAAAAGGTATTTGTTGGAGTGGAATGGCTTGGTTAAATGAAGAAGATTACAAATCAGGTGATAGAACTAAAATGGTTGGAAAGAGAGGTTATGTTAAGTCATTTCCATTTGTACCAAAAACATTTTACATTGATGTCAGGGATGTTGAAGTAGCAAAAGATGATTGGGAGTCGTTTGTTATTGATCCGTCACAATTGGAAGAGGTGTGGGAGTACTATGATAAATATTAAAGTACTTTTATCTAATTCATCCAAAAGGTTGGATATCCAAGATTTTTTTCATATATTCATAATATGAAACAGATATTTAAAAAAGTAAGCCATGCGCTTAAGCTTTTGAGCATAAAAGCTGACTACAATCAGCTAAATATAGATATGATGTGTACAACAATGACATATAAGGAGTATTGTGAAGAACGGAGGTTAATTGATATGACACATGATGCACTTATCAATGGCATGTAATCACGCCTAACAATTAAAACATCCTAACTATGGAACATTACAACGATTGGGAATCAGTAGCTTATAGAATGAGGGCTGAAGGATTCCATTACTGTTTTGAACATTACAGTACTTTTGAGGAAATTGAAGATGAAAAATTCCACGAACTACGACTGGCTTACCTTAAAGCCGCTTCTGAACTTGAAAATTATGTTTATAACAAATTATGATGACTTTAGAAAACTTTCAGAAACTATTAGATTATTGTGCTAAGGCATTTGAAGCAGAATCAACCTTACTAACTGAGTTTGGTATTGATCTCAGCTTAATTACAGACAACCATTACAGGTTAGTTGAATTACTAATGGATCATACCTTTACTAAAGAAGGTGTTGATTGGATTCATTGGTTCTTGTATGAAAAAGGATATATCGATGGTGATCTAAAAGAGGATATGAAAGCATGGGATGAACATAATCAAGAGATTTGTCAAGATGTTCCTAGATTGTACAGGTATCTAAAACAGCACAAGTACATTAAATAAGATTTGGCTACTGATGTCTTTATTCTTATATTTAGGATAAAGTTAAATAGTTATGTTATACAAAATTACTCGCTACAATAAATACGGTTCAATAATTGAGCGTATAGTACATTCAGATACTCCACTAACTCAGTTAAAAACAATGGGTATATTGCATATCACCCCATTTAAATATAAGCATACGCATGAGATTTATCCCCCGCTTTTATTCGTTGATTCTAAGGGAGATAAATATTTAACTCCTTCATGGCAAAAAGTATTGCCTGAGACAACTTTGGATGATATTGAATGGAGTCCTAAAGTAAAAAAAGAATCTAATACTTGGACATTTAAATCAAGTAGTTCTCCTGATGTGATTTATACAGTTCGTCTAAAAGATGATAAATTAATATGTAATTGTAGTGGATATTGGAGGAGTAAAGGAAATTGCAAACATGTAAAGGAAGTCAAAGCAAGTTTGGCTTCCTAAAACATTATTCATATATTTAGGCAAGAAATAAAAACAGTTATGTCAGAAAAAACAGAACGTAGAGGTCGTCCAGTTGAACAAGCATTTGAACAACCTGAAAAATGGGTAAGGGAGTTTTATGAGGTTCCAAGTAAACCGGAATTGGGTTATAAAACCACTTTTTATTATGATATTAAAAAGAGTGTTAATGGTCCTTATAAAACCGAAATCACATACCCTAAAAATTATAAACCAGGTAAGCAAAAATCTGTGGAAAGAAAAACATACGGTAAACAACCAGTGGTTATTGTGTTTAAAACTTCTGAGCGTTCAAATGCTAAAACTAAAATGAAGGTATTTAATAACAAAAACGTTGATGAAGTTTTAGATGAGAATGTTAGTTTACCTGGGGTTCCTGATAACGCTGTAATTATGGATATTGGGGTGGGTGAAAATTTTATTAACCAATATAAAACAAAATATGGACTTTAAATCATTACTAGCAGGGGCATTCATTGGAATGGCTATATTTATGCCCTGTCAAACACCCCAATCAACATCAACCCCTCCCTCCCAACAAGAGGATACTTTATGTGAAGACTACTGGGTGTATAGAAGAAATGCCTCAATTATTTTGGCTAAGTATAAGAGTAATATTACAGCCAAAATGTTAGCTGATGCTTGGTGGCATACTAGGGAGGAATATGGTGTTGAGGTACCACTCAAGTTAGCATTAGCACAAGCCCAAATGGAATCAATGTTTGGAACTACCAGATTAACAGTCAAGAATAAGAATCCATACAATATTGTTGGTAAGGGTGGATTTGTTAGATATCAAACAGTAAATAAGGGTGTTAGAGCCTACTACCGTATTATAGCTAATCAATACCTAAAATGCAAGACAGTAGATCAGCTAATGAAACAGTTTACTAATTGTAGTGGACATAGATACGCTGAGTATGAGGGGTATGAACAAATGATTGATTCTCAGATGACTTATTATGAAAGAAAGTTTGGCTATTGAGAATATTATTGTTATATTTATATAAGAAATAAAAATAAAAACAGTTATGAAAAACGTACATTTATTACCAACAGACAAACCAAGTAGGTTACATTTAATTGAAGATGTTTTAATGTTTACAAATAAATATAAAACCTCAGTTTGTGATAGTGAAGTAAACATCTACATCACTTCTGATGAAGAAATTAAAGAAAGGGATTGGGTTATTGCAATAGAAGGTATTTGGAAAAACACAATAACTAAAATTACAGGAACACCAATAACTGATGTTTGGAGGAAAATTATTTTGACAACAGACTATGACCTAATCGCAGAAGGTGTACAAGCTATTGATGATGAGTTCTTGTGGTGGTTTTCAGAAAATCCAAGTTGTGAGAGTGTTGAGATTGAAAATAAAAAAGTACTCGTTGGTTGGGAGCCTGACTATACTTATGAGGATTTAGGGATTGATGGAAGCAAAAATGTTTATCATAATTTTTATAAAATCATCATCCCACAAGAAGAACCTAAACAAGAAACTATTGAAGAAGCTGCTAAAAAATTATATCCAATAACAGGTGAATATTTTGATAAAGAGTTTTATATGGTTAAAAGGCTTGCTTTTATTGAAGGTGCTAAATGGCAATCTGAAAGAATGTATAGTGAAGAAGATTTACATAATGCATTTTATAATGGATGGTTATATAGAGGAGAAAATTATTCATTCCCAAAAGCAAAAAAAGAATGGTTTAAACAATTTAAAAAGAAGTAATATGCCACAGCAAACAGCAGTTGAGTGGTTAATGGACAGACTGCCCCACTCAATAGAAACACAATTCTCAAAACAAATTGAACAAGCCAAAGAAATGGAGAAGCAGCAGATAATGGAAGCCGTTTACGATAGTATGGGTACAAATTTTGACCCTAATATGGGAAGGGCAGAAGATTACTACAACGAAACCTTTAATAAATAACTTATGAAAAACGTACACATTTTACCAACAGATAAACCAAGTAGGTTAGCTGGTTCAGAATATATCACTAATGAACAAGGAATCGATAAAAGAGTATTAAAGTTTAAACTATGGGATAAACTTATACCAAATAAAGACTTAAAAGATATTGGTTATATTCCTCAAAACACCTATATCACTTCTGAGGAAGAAATTAAAAAAGGAGATTGGTTTAGTCATAAACAAATAAATTATTTAAGAGTATCTAATTCAAATGCTATACCAATGGATGCTAAAAAAATCATCTTAACAACAGACCAAGACCTAATCGAAGATGGTGTACAAGCTATTGATGATGAATTTCTTGAATGGTTTGTTAAGAATCCAAGTTGTGAATGGGTTGAGGTTGAATTATTCCCAAAATTTAGCAATAATTTATATGGTATCATCATTCCACAAGGAGAACCTAAACAAGAAACACTTGAAGAAGCTGCTGGAAATTACGCATCAAAAAAACTACAAAGACCTATAACTATTTATAATCCATTAGAAAGTAATGTTGCTGAATATGTTGGTTTTATTGAAGGTGCTAAATGGCAACAAGAAAGGATGTATAGTGAGGAAGAATTAGAAGTAGCATTTTTTGAAGGAAGGGAAAACACATTATCTTTTAATGAATGGTTTGAACAATTTAAAAAGAAGTAATATGAAACACAACATTATTGAAACAGAAAACTATCTTCTTATTGTAAGTGATGAGGAGATTAAAGCAGGTAATTTTTACTTGTTAATTCCTGAAAATATTGTAAAACTTTCAAGGAGTGGTTTGCCAACAAATATTAGAGAATGGGCAAAAATCATAGCCCACTTACCGCTCAACAACTCACCTGTTCTTGAAGGTGTAGATTTATTACCACCTATTGAAGATAATATCGAACAATGGGCTTGGGATAACCCATGTTTAAGTAGAAGTGATGTTTATCATTTATTTGAAGAAGTATTTAAAGAAAAAGTATTTGAAGGATATTATAAAATAAGTGCTTCTAAGCAAGTTCATCAGTTTAAAGAGAAAGTTAGAAAGTTAGCCAAAGAAAAAGCTGAGGTTGTAAAAGAGAAGTATAAGTACACAGAGGAGGATTTGACAAGAGCATTTAATATTGGAATTAACAGTCAATTTGAATCAACAGAATTGAAATTGAATAAGGATGAATCTTTTGATAGACATTCAAAAAATTTATTAAAACTTATCCAATCCCTCCAACAACCAAAGATGCCTGTTGGGTTTGAGTGTGAAGTGGAAAGGATATATCCTAACCCTCAGACTATATCAAAAGAATATGATTTCGATGATATTTTGATTGAGCGAAAAACAACCACAAACTCACAAGGCCAAACCGTATTAGTAGGCAAATACATTTATTAACCATTAACACACAAACCATGACACACAACATTATCAAAACCGAAAACTATCTTCTTATTGTAAGTGATGAAATACCTACTACATGGTACTATGACACTTACTTAAATCAGGTGCGACATACGGGAGGTGCTGAATATGGGGAAAGTTCTATTAGTAAAAAAGTGATTGGTCATTTACCACTCAACAACTCACCTGTTATTGAAGGTGTGCCCCTTTTGCCACCGCTTGAAGATGAGGTTGGGGTGTTGTCTGAACAAGAATTTCCATACATCAAAGATAGTTTGGTACAAACGACAAAAAGTGAACAAAATAAGCACACAGATACTTTGAGATGGGGTTTCAAAAAAGGCTACAACAAAGCCAAAGAGAAGTATAAGTACACAGAGGAAGATTTGAGAAAATGTTGGAAAGCCTGTCTTGATTTTAATAAACCAGCAGGGGGTGATAGTGGTATAAATTTAGAAGATTTTATCCAATCTCTCCAACAACCAAAGATGCCTGTTGCTTTTGAGTGTGAATCAACACAATATACAGTTGATGAAATGAGCAAATTACCATTAGGCACGGTTAATCAAAAACCTAAAACCACAACCAACCCCCAAGGCCAAACCGTATTGGTAGGTAAATATATTTATTGATAAAAAGATTTGGCCTCCTGGAGTATCATTCGTATATTTATGTATAAATAAAAACAGTTATGATTACAATTAAAAAAATATCAACAGGTTTCTATAAAGGGAAATACAAGAACATTGAGTTCAAAATTGTAAAGCAGGTTTTGATTAACAATGAAGTAGTATGGTATTATCAAATCGGAAACGAACAAGTACATGATTTTTATAACACTAAATCTCAAGCAATAGAGGCTTTGAAGTATCGGATAGATGAATATGTTAGTAAGTAAGTTTGGCTCCCTAGAATGCCATTCATACATTTATATAAGAAATAAAAATAAATAACACCATGAGCACAAACAACACAGTAACAATAGAAAAGTGGGTTTTGGATAAAAATACAACTCGTTATATGATTATTGATTCGGATGGACATCCGATGGATGGGTTTAGTAAATTATATCAAGCCATTGATGCAATAAATGGAAGGGGATTGGTTAGAAAAGACAAATCAATAAAAATTAGAAAATAAAAATACCCAGATATGAGAATTAGAGAATACGTTATGGTAGATAAAAAGCCGTTTAGCCCAGAGGAAGTAAAACAATTAACTAAATATGAATCATTACCAGAGCATATTAAAGAGGAGATTGAGGGATTGAGGAAAATAAATGGTGAGGAATATTTTAATTTTGAGGAAGGTGGGAAAGGATTTTTTGCTGAACGGCTGGATGGAGATATTCAATTTTATTTGATGGAATGGAGGGGTAGGAGATTTTTTATTGATACTCAAGGATATGGGTATGCTAGGTATGTTGGGGAGATCCAATAGTATATACCTGTAGGGGGATTGAGTATGTGAGGGAAACAGGATGGTGATAACATGTATGAGGAGGTAAGATTACGGGGGGTGTGGAGAGTTCCAGGATCTAACCCCTTCCTTGCGCCCCTCCAAACCTTCCTGTCGACAGACCTATATACTCTATCGACTCTTAATCTGTTCCATCATACGTATGATAGAACAACGTTCTTTTCACAATTTTAATAAGACTTCAGGACTACGGTGCAGGTGCTAGTAGTTATTCCTATAGGAAGCGAAACCACCCCTAAAGCATATTGAAATTCAGTGAAATTAAACGGTATAAACGCATGTTTATATGTTTGCGCTACACTTAGTGTAGATGTTCTTTGAGTTAATTATATGCTTGTTTTTCAAGAGTAAATAACCGCTTAGAGTCCTCAGCTGTCTCAAATAAAAGCACCTATCAGAAAATGAAAAAACAAAATTATATTTAGCTTGATTGAGTTCTTTAACATAACATATTGGAAATCAAACATTTACATGTTTGTTAATGATATTTTTCTGGGTTCATTTGATAAAGATGTTAGCCCTTTCTGTAGCTCAGGTTTGGCTACCTGAGGAATTGTTCGTATATTTATATAAGAAATTAAATAAAAAAATAGTTATGTCAACACGTATAACAGTTAAGGACAAATCAAAAATTTCAAAAACAATGATTGAGGAGGGGAGGATTCGGCTCATAAAAGATGTCCAGGGTCCATGGAGCAGCCTTAATATGTGGCATCTTGAAATCAAAAACACTCGCGGATGGTATCAGGAAATTCATACATTACATGTTGATGAGGCTCAGTTATTAGTTAATACTACTCTTCCTGTTTACGATTCAGATTCAAACCCTTATATTTGAGTCATCAGGTTTACTAGTAAGAAATAAAAACAAAAATATACAATTATATGAAAACTTTAAATTTAAGAATGCTATATCCTGGGTATTATACTAATACTTTTGATGATATAACTATTACCGTCAGTAAGGGTAGAGTAAGTTGGCAATTAACTATCGAGGATGAAAAATCTGTATTATATCAGTCATTCTTTGATAGTAAAAAAGAAGCTATGGATTATGGAGCAAATTGGGTAATTAATAACTTATAATATAAGTTTAATTACTCTAAACTTCATACAGGTTCGATTCCTATCCTGACCGCAAAATAAATTTGGCTTCCAGGAAAATTATTGTTATATTTATATAAGAAATTAAAAATAAAGGTTATGTTTACAGCAGTAAAAAAAGGTAGAGAAGATTTTATGGGTTTTGCCTGGTTTGAGGTATTTAAGAACGGTAAGACCACAGGTGATTCTTATCATGCTCTTGATAGTGAGCATGCAATTGCAATGCACAAACAATTTAAAAAATAAAAATTATGTATCTAAAACAAAAATACATTATTACTGACAATGAAGAAATCATTGTATTTACTGAATTATTGCAGCATTCAAAGTTTAGAAATTTCAACCCAATAAGTGCTGGGTTTATATCATTTGGGATTAATAAACAAGGAAATCCAACTTGTTCTTGCTATGGTGAAAGTATTAGTTTGGGTTTAGAGTCAAGACCTGAAAAAGATACCATCATAGCTAAAAGACAGCTTGGTATGTTGGATGAATATTAAAATATAGTCAGGTGGCGGAATGGTAAACGCTTCGGTGCAAATCCGATTTACCCAGAGTGGGGTGTTATATTAAGGTTCAATTCCTTAACTGGTGTGGATGCATCAGGTTGGCTCTATAACACTTACAGGTTCGAATCCTGTCCTGACTACTAAAATTTAAAACTATGATATATTTACTAGCTCTAATCTCTGGAATTTTTACAGGTTACTTATTGGGCTACATAACTCATAAATGCACAAAATGGGTTGATGGTAAACAACAAATAAACGATTACATGGCCGAAAAGTACGGCGAACAATGGACTAAATTAGGTAAATAATATAGTCAAGTAGTACAATCCTGTCCTGACTACAAAATAAATTTGGCTCCCAGGAAAATTATTGTTATATTTATATAAGAAATTAAAACAAAACGTTCTTTAAATAACATAGTCAGGTGGCGGAATGGTAGACGCTAAAGTGAAGTGCATTATAGTTGATAAGCGAGTGTGATATTCGGAACTTTCAACATACAGGTTCGAATCCTGTCCTGACTACCTAGCCTTGGTTTGGGGCAAGCGCCAAGTCACGTACTTGGCAAGTCAATACTAAACCTATACTGATGGAAAGACATCGGAGTCAGGTAAAGTTGGCATCGGAATGAGCAGTTGCAAATGTTTCACCGAGTACAGGTTCGAATCCTGTCCTGACTACAAAAACAATTAAATTTATAAAAAACTAATCAATAACATTTACACATTATGAGCAATAAATCAAAAGCAATATTATGGTTACTTTGGGGAGTAGCACACTTCTTACTTTTCGCATACGATATTGAAAATGATAGAGATTATGGCACTTGGCTGTGGTTAGCATCAGCACAGATTTCTTTTTTACAGAGTTTGAGATTTCTTATTAAACATGATAGAGAGTAAAACAAAATAGTCAGGTGGCGAAATGGTAAGCGCTAAACAAAATATTGTGACAAATACAGGTTCGAATCTTGTCCTGACTACTAACATTTTAATAATAAAGTTATGTTAATAATAATAATAGGTTTATTCGCATTTATCATATTAGGATTTGCTTGGGCATTATCTGATGATGATATTAAAGAGATTAAAGATAGATTTAAATAAAAATAGTCAGGTGGCGGAATTGGTAGACGCTACCCAGATAACAACCGAAAGGTGGGGATTAATCCAAAATAGTTATCCTGCGAAAGCACTAAAGAAACGGATTAATTACAGGTTCGAATCCTGTCCTGACTACAATGAGTTTAGTTTAGTTTTCTGCTGAGGGATAAAAACAACTGGAGACAGATAAGTACCTGAATTAACAGGAACTCAGAAAATATAGTCAGGTGGCGGAATGGTATACGCTGACAATGGGTGAGATAATATCAACAATGTGCCCCAAAGAAAAGATATACAGGTTCGAATCCTGTCCTGACTACAAAGACATCAACGGAGTATATTCACACTTAGGAAACTATGTAATGGTCAAAATTCCAATGATGTCTTTATAAAGTCAGGTGGCGGAATTGGTAGACGCACATCGGCAGGTGATTCTGATTGAGGGTACAGCGGCAGTCGAGGCCACAATCAACAAGAATACAGGTTCGATTCCTGTCCTGACTGCAAAATAAATTTGGCTACCGCAAGTATTATTCTTATATTTATATAAGAAATAAAACGGTTATGAACGCATTACAAGACATCCAAAACGCAGCTCAAACAATTGTTGAACAATTAGCTGAACGTCAAGTCAATCAAATCAAACAATTGCAAGCCCAATTCAATGAATGGAATGGTAGGCCATCAATTGACTCAGATAGGGTATATGAGTATGTTTATAGAACATATATCAAAAAATGGAACCAAGCAACGGGCAAATTTGAACCGGTAACTGAGGTACCTAATGGAATGGAAATATATAAAACCATTTCTGGAAACAAAACATACAAGTCCATCTATAATGACATTATGTTACAATACAGGGCCTGGGAGGCACCATTCAAATCATTATATATCACCCAGAACCTAATTAAACTAAATCGAGCATTATCAAAACATCTAAATGAACAACAGACAGCTACCAACATTAAAGTAACAGTAGGAGGTGATGGTGCTGAGGTGATAGGTGATGTTGATGGAAAACGGTTTGTTACCTTTGGTGTATTGTGTGGTGGTGAAGTTCAACGGTTACATTACCGGTATCGGAGTTCTTTGAAATAAAACATTGTCTTTTTTGCCTCACCGCCTTGTGCGGTACATAAGAGGTAGTGGAGACTATATTATATTTTACGTATATATACGTACGTACGTAGGCGGTAGGTAATACCCACGTATCGCTGATATACATCGATGGGTGTGGGTGTGGGGAAGGGAATTAGATGTATAATCAGCAAGCCACTACACCCCACCCCCGAAAAGGTATATACCTCTTGTAATCAAAAAAAGTATATACCTCTTGTATCAACAAGGTATATACCTCTATCTCACACACGCAAAATATGGTTCATGCCCGGGTTTTAAAAATTCATGATCCCCAAACTCTCTCTCTTTGTAAGATTTTTTGGCTATATGCTTTCTTTTATTTATCTTTAGCATACATATAATAAAATAACAATATGAAAAAATCCGAATTAAGACAACTTATTAGAGAAGAAATTTCTAAGGTATTAAATGAATCAATTGATACAAGAACAGAAAATTATTTAGTATATACTAGTGGAAATAATGAATATGTAAATGCTACAGTAACTAAAACAAGAAAGTCAACAATAGCTAAAGATACAGGATATTCTAATATTCTTTATTTTGGTAAAGACGAATCTTCAGCAAAAAATGCTTTACAAACTGCTTTAAACAAAGGATATAAAAGAGCTGGGAAAGAGCCGTATAGAGTTTTTCCTTTACTTAAATCTAATGAAAATACTCTTAATTAAATTAATTATAAAGTACAACTATGAAAAAATCCGAATTAAGACAACTTATTAGAGAAGAGATCTCTAATGTAATGAATGAAGGAAATACAGGCTTAATCACATTTGATCAAGTAAAGCAAGCATGTGCCGAGAAATATAAAGAATACACTCAAATTGATTTCAGTGAGGAAGCCTTAGGTGGAGTGGATAAAGAAATAATGAAAGCTAAAAACATGGACCAATTGGTGGATGTATTAGATGGATTGGGTTTTAACGGTGATGAAGCTTACGAATATATATTTAATGCTATTTTAAAATAAAGTAACATGAAAACATCAGAATTAAGACAACTTATTAGAGAAGAAATTTCTAAGGTAAATATAAACGAGGAAAAAAACTCATGGAATCGTGATGAAGTTATTACTCTTCTTCATACATATAGAAAAATGGCCCATGCAGTAGGATCACAAAATCCCTTTTTAAGCATCTCAGCAATGCAAAATTTTATTAAAGACAACCTATGAAAAAATCCGAACTACAGCAAATCATTAGAGAGGAAATTTCTAAGGTGATGAATGAGGTTGGACCTATGTATGGTTCGCAGAATAAATTACGAACTAGTACAAACCCATTAGTTAAAACTATTGAAACACTTGATAAAATATTATCTAATTCAACTAAAACTCCATTTAAAGCAGCTATGGAATGGGAAAGAAAATCTGAGGAATTGCTTGGAGATAATAATTATTGGAATGAATTAGACAATTCTAAATTAGAGGAAGCAATTGATGTTGCTAGAAGTATTATTGATAAGTATAATATTAAACCATGAAAAAATCAGAACTAAGACAGCTGATTAAAGAGGAGATTGGTAGAGTTCTTAAGGAGTTTGACTATGGTAGTAAGTTATTTGCGGATACTGGAGATAAAAGTCTAATCAATCCTGAATTCCTGGATAACCTCATAGTAAAACCAGAAGAAAATACAGAGGATGAAAAGAAATTACTTAAAGTATTGAGGGATTACTTTTCTGAAGATGTGGTAAAGGACATCGATGTCAACATATTAAAAAAGCTTCTAGCACTCAAATCAAAATTTCCAAAGATATTAGATCCGTCCAAAGGAAGAAGAGGTCTAGACTCAGCCTATAGAGGTACAACAATAGGAATTGATACATTACTTAAAGCAATTAATAATGGTAATCTGGCTAAAGATGGTTATAATACTTACGTAATCGAAAATCCAAAAATCACAATACAATCAAAAGGATCAGCAGGATACCTTAGCTTCAGTGCTGAGATGATAGATGCAGATATATTTGCGATAAAATATATAGAAGACAGCGGCTATAAACGTGTGTTGGAACAAAAACTAGTCCCAGTCACGGCAGAAGTTAGCTTGAAGAATGCAAACTTTTTATTTAATCCCCAGTTTGTAGGAGCTTTATCTGAGTATGATGAGGATGAGATTTTACTGATTGATACCAAATACACTCCATCAGCTATTTATATGACAAATCCATATCGCTTACTTAACGCTCTCGATGATCAGGACTTTACGGTTGATCCTGGGTATTATGAATTGAAAGAGAAGTTGGATGCTTTAGGGGGTAATAAAAAATAAAATTATGATAAAACTGCTCGATTTACTAAAAGAATCAATACAATATACTAATTGGGCTAAACCGTCAATTGATTCACTTAAAAAAGAATTTAGAATCGAGCACGAACTAAAAGGCCATGACTTCTTCGATTCCGAAGAGGACTTTCTAGAGGCGGCACGTAAAGCACAGGTGGTAACAATAACTCCAAGCCAAGATGCACGTATAGCATACAGATCAGGTACTGAAAGCAAAGAAGAGCTTTTGGACTTAATTAAAAGTTATAGATCTTATCCAAAGTATCGAAATGAAAAAACATTGGAAAATATGTACAATCGCTTTGAAACAAATCAGTCAATGGATATGCCTATTGTACTTGAGTTTGGCGATGGGCAGCGAAGAATATTTGCAGGCAACACAAGAATGGATATTGCCTTTCAGTTAGGTATCAATCCGAAAGTGCTTTTGATTAAAGTACCTTTATCAAACTAATACATATTTATAATAAAAACCTCAAACTATGATACTAAAATTAGGAAGCAAAGATAAACTTGTTGAACAAGTGCAAAAGAAAGTTGGAGTTGCCATTAATGGTAACTTTGATTCTATAACTGAATCTGCTGTTAAAGCATGGCAAAAAGCAAACGGTCTAAAAGACGACGGTATAGTAGGACCTGCTACATTAGGTAAAATGGGCATTTCCCTTACCCCAACAGCTGCTACTCCCACCTCTACAGCTGGTGCTTACTCTAAAGAAAAAATTGAAACAGCTGTTAAAGCCAAAGGATACAAGTGGTTTGAAGGAAAAGATTATCATCTAAACATAGTAGGAGTACGTAATTCCGATACTGGTAAAAAAGTAACCAATGTATTTGATGATAAACTTACTATCAGTTACCAAGTCAATGGTCAATGGGTTTACAAAGAATGGACCATTACTACAGATCCTGGCACTAAAGGAGTTAAAGAATATCACAATGCCGCTGGAGTTGCTCGTCTAGTACCTGGTCAATATATTGACTCTCATTTTCTAGGTAAACACCAAGGTAAGTATGATGCCCTAAAACAAATTAGAAACGTAAAAGTATATCGTGACGCTAATCGCGATATGACGTATGATGAAACAAAAATTCAAGAAGGTGTATTTGGCATTAACATTCACAAAGCAGGCAAAGATTCTACGTATGTAGAAAATTGGTCTGAAGGATGTCAAGTGTTTAAAAGAGAGGCTGATTTTAATTCTATGATGGAAATTGTAAGACAAGCCACAGCCGCTGGATTTAAAGCATTCACATATACTCTTATTGAATCTAAAGATCTGTGATAATATTTTATTAGAAGAGAAGGACACACTAATGTGTCCTTTTTTTGTCTTTAGTTTGGCTACCTAGAGTATTGTTCATATATTTATATAAGAAATTTAAAAACAAATATTATGGACGTGAAATTATCAATTGCAATCAGACATCACCTAAACATGGCTAGATTTTACTCTGCCAATCCAGATTTCGAAGTATCGGAATTATCGGCATCGGAGTTAGCTATACAGCACATCGATTTTGTTCAGTACCTGCTTGATCATAAGGCTGATCTATATAGAATTTCAGATGAAGAGGCTAATGAGATATGGAACAAAGTAAACGGTGAAAAAAACACCAACATAGTAAAATAAATTTGGCCCCCCAAAATATCGTTCATATATTTATATAAGAAATTAAAACAGTTATGAGATACATTGTTAAAGTAGCTAAAAATGGTGAAATCAGAAACATCCATCACACAAATGATTACTCAAGTGCATTTGAAGTAGAAAAAACAGCTAAGCTATTAAATTACGATGCTGTTTGGATTTGTGATTGTTTAATGGAAATTTTAGTAGGTTAATTAAATAAAAATAGAGTTATGTCAAATTTTGCATCAACAAACAACAAAGGATTTCAAATGACATTTGAGAATGGTTGGACCATTTCAGTTCAATTTGGATTTGGTAATTATTGCTCTAACAGAAACCATCCAGACGGGTGGTACGCATCTAAAAATGTAGAGTATTTTTCATGCCCCGATGCTGAGATTGCCATTTGGGATTCGTTTGGGGAATATTATAATTTTGGGCATGATACTGTTAAAGGATACTGCTCAGCTGATGAAGTTGCTGAATGGATTACTAAGGTATCTCATCCAGAGTTTGGCTCCACCAAATAGTCTACGTATATTTACATAAGAAATTAAAAATAAAACAGTTATGAGCGAATCACTTGCTAATTTTTATCAACAAGAGTATTCCGATGCACAAAAACGTATCTCAAAGTATGCCCAAGCATATGGTATGTTTATAGGTACTTTGAAATATATTGAAGATGGTTCAATGACAAAGGATGAAATCCGTAAATTTATTGAAGTTATGGATACAGATATTTGGAATCAAATACAAGATAAATCTGTAACCATTTTAACATTACCACAATGAAACTAGATAAACTATTTAAACGAGCAGTAAACGGTAAAGTTCTTGAATACACTATTGAGGTTCTAGATAACCGTTATAGGACTATCTCAGGATATACAGATGGAGTAAAAACTACAACTGAATGGACTGTATGTGAGGGGAAAAATATCGGAAAGAAAAACGCTACTACCCCTGAACAACAGGCTTTAGCTGAGGCTACTGCGATGCAAACTAAACGTTTAGAACGTGGGTATTTCACTGATATAAACGATATTGACCGTTCAACCGTATTCAATCCTATGTTGGCCCATAGTTGGGAAAAATATGAAGATAAGATTTCATATCCTATTTATGCTCAACCTAAACTAGATGGTATTCGTTGTATTGTCAAGAGTGATGGTATGTGGACACGAAATGGCAAAGCTATTGTCTCTGCTCCCCATATTTTTGAGTCCCTAAAATTTCTATTTGAAGCAAATCCCGAATTGATTTTTGATGGAGAACTATATGCAGACCAATTTGCTAATGACTTTAACGCTATTTGTTCTTTAGTTAAGAAAACTAAACCAAGCCAAAGCGACCTGGATGAATCAAAATCTAAAATTGAGTACCATATCTATGATTTGCCTTCACATGATGGTGTTTTTACTGAACGTCTTGATGTTTTGAAATCTTTAGAGTTACCTCCATGTTGTGTTTTAGTACATACATATAAATGTAATACGGGAATGGACATTATTGAATGGAAGTACTCATTTATTGAATGGGGATATGAAGGATTGATGGCTAGGATTGATGAGAAATATGAAAATAAACGTTCCAAATATCTCCTAAAATATAAAATGTTTCAAGACCAAGAATTTACCATTGTTGACATTCAGGAAGGTATCGGTAATAAAACTGGGATGATTGGCTCATTTGTATTTGAAACAGAAGAAGGAAAACGATTCAATGCCTCACCTAAATTTAATTGGGAGGAATGTAAGTATATTTGGGATAACAGAGATAAGATCATCGGATGTACAGCCACAGTTAAATATTTTAATATCACACCAGATGGTATTCCACGTTTTCCAGTTGTTAAACAATACGATCGAGAGTCATGGGAATGAGTAATGATGAAATTGTAGAAAAAATAGTTGATCGTTTATTTGAGATTGCTAATGTTCCTTTTAGGTTTCATGAAATGAACCCTCTAGATAGATCATATAAACAAAAATATCCTATGTCTGAGGAACAATACTATATATGGAGATTAGAGACACGAACATGGTTAATGGAGGATTTAGGGTGGAAATGGAGAAAAAGTGATATTTTACTAAAATGGATAAGAAAACAATATGGAGTTGATGTTTTGTCAACCTAGGTTTGGCTACCCAAAATACTATTCGTATATTTATATAAGAAATTTAAAAACAAAAACAGTTATGAAAGAATCAATCGGAACAATTTTAGGAGTAGTGGCAATTGGAGCACTAATTGCAGTTATCTTAGCACTACCAACAATGTTATTATGGAACTCATGTTTGGTACCAGCAATTAATGGTGTCAATGAAATTGGATTTTTCCAAGCACTAGGTATTATAACATTATGTTACTTTCTATTTTGGGGTACTTCATTAAAAAATAAATAAATTATGAGACATTCAATTGCACACGTATCAAGAAAACCCGGAAGTGAATGGGTTGAAATTTGGGTTATGGATTTAGATGAAGGACTCCATTTTATGGATGTTAAAGAAACAGACCTGCTCAATTTTATAGAACATGATGCTCTTATTCAAGATGCATTTCCATATTTGGACGTAGAACAACGTGAGTTGATTCTAACAGGTATGACTCAAGAAATGTGGGATCAAGCAACATTAAATGAAGAGGAAGAATAGAAAATACATTCCACCTGAACACTTTGTTGTGGTGGATGAACATGGAGCTGTATTTGCTGGGTTGCAAGGAGGTTATCCTGTTTATAGTTTTGATTATAGTGAAGCTAAGACTCTAAGGATTGGAAACACTAGTATACTTTTAATGGATAAAAGAAAAACCTTATTTAGAGCTGAGGATTTATAACCATACATATAATAAAATAACATGGTTAAATTATTAGAACTATACCAGCAAGTCAAAGAAGGAATTTACGATTCATTGGTGACTAGTTTTTCTAGAGATATTGTAAATGAGTTTAAAAAACATCTCAACTCCAATAGTAAGTCTAAAACAATTAGAATGCCGTCTGAATGGCAAACTTATGAGGGAACAAAAGAGATAATTGATGTTGTTGTATCCTTTAAAAAGGATAAAAATATGGCTGAGGATTTTGAGGTTGGGGGATTTGCATCTTGGGATGATAAACAACTTGAGGTGGATATAGTTTATAATCCTGAAGACTTTCCTGATTCTTTATCTAAATTAATTGGGGCCATAAAAGAAACATTAACCCATGAAACAGAACATTGGGCCCAATATTTTTATAACAGACCTGAAGATATTAAAACATCTATACAAAAACGATCCAATATTGAAGGATTAACAGGTTATGAATATCTAACTTTACCAGATGAAATACCTGCCTTTGTTAGAGGTATATATCGTAAGGCCAAATATAATAAACAACCACTAGATGTTGAGATGGATGATTTTTTTGAGGATTGGTATTCTAACTCAGATAATCCAAAACAAGATATGAAAAAAGATAAAATCAGTCAAGTTAAAAAAATATGGATTAATTGGGCTAAAAAGAACCTCCCTGCCGCCCAATTTAGTAAATAGGTTTGGCTACCTGAGGTATTATTCATATATTTATATGAGAAAAATAGGTTATGCATATAGACAACGCTCTTACTTTAGTTAAATCCCATATTGAGTACCAGGGTTATAAACTAGTTTCATCTAGAGAATACTACATGAACCCAGTATGGAAAGAGGTAGGTTATGTTAAACGTTCTAAACCCATAATCAAACTTACAAGTTTGCTCCATGAATATGGTCATATAGTACAGGAAATTAGTAGCCTGAGTGATATAGATTCTAAGGATAGAAATAAGGCCTTCATTGTTATTCAGGAATATGATGCTTGGGCTAGAGGCAAGGCATTAGCTAAAGAATTAGGTATAATACCTGAGGCTATAAGTGAACAAGAATATGACAATGAAATGGCTAAATATTTAGTATCATATTTTGAGTTTGTAACACTTGAATCAAGAAAAAATTTAAGATACCTAACTAACATATACAAAACAAGAACATTATGAAAACAATCGCAGAACAGCTAAACATAACAGAGTTTCCTTTTAGAATTAAGGATTCTAAAGGTAGGATTATTTATTTTGAAGAGTCAGATAAGCGTTGGGCTAAATTTGAACATGACTCTGAAGGTAATGTAATCTATCTTGAAAATTCAAGCGGCTATTGGTCTAAAAAAGAATACGATACCAATGGCAATCTAATATACTTTGAAAATTCAAGAGGTGAAATCGAAGACAAAAGGTCTAAACCTTGTGAAGATATGGTAATAGAAATTAATGGAGTGAAATATAAACTTATAAACTATTAAAACTATGAGTAGCAAATTTGAGTTAAAAGACAACAGACCTTTAAAAGTTAAGGTGTTAGATTTCTTAGAATCTCTTTTATTTTGGAAAGGTAGAAGAAAGGGTATTACTCATACCAAGGATATTACCTTGGATGATTTGAGATCAGTATTTTTTCCTAAATCTTTTTACGAAAAGTATAGGTATCTAGGTGCTATACCATGGAATGAAGATGGTGAGATATTTAAAGCTATGGAGCCACTAGTAATCTTTATGGATTACAGAGCTAAGCCTAAATGGTGTCCAAGATGGTTTTTGAGGTTCTTACATTTGTTTGGCAATGATAATTCTATTGTTAGAGTGAGAAACATGAAATTACATAATCTTCATCGTACGCTAACAAAAGGTATTATGATGTATGATTACAAAACTAAATGGGAATGGTATGATTTACGTATTAGTATTGCTGGGGATAAGCAAATGTCTGATTTAGCAGATGATATTCAAGACATGTATTATACAAGAGGTCAAAGAGAAGACCTACTTGAGAAGATTTATAAATACAATCCTGCTTTTGATAAACCATATTGGACAAACAAAGAGTTAGCTAAATATCTCGATGACCTTATAGATAAAAAAGAAGAAAATGAAAACTAAAATTATTGGAATTGCAGGACTAGCTGGCTCAGGAAAAGATACTGTAGGTGAGGCTATACAAGCGTTTGGTAAACTTGAAAAAGAGAATTGGGAAATTAAAAAGTTCGCAGGTACATTAAAACAAATAGCCTCGCTACTAACTGGTTTAAAACCTGAAGTATTTGAGTCTCAAGAACACAAGAGCAAGAACTTAGGCAAAGAATGGGGTCATATGACTATCCGAGAAATGCTACAGAGGATAGGTACAGAGGCAATGCGAGACAATCTTCATCCCAATGTTTGGGTTAATGCTCTATTCTCTGATTATGATCATAATAACAGATGGATCATCACTGATTTGAGATTTCCAAACGAACTACAAGCTATCCGAGATCATAATGGAATGGTAATTAAAGTAGTAAGACCTGGAGTTGTTGGGATGAATCATTATTCAGAAACAGCCTTGGATAATTTTAATAAGTGGGATCATATCATCCACAATGATGGTACTCGGTATGATCTAGTACAAAAAGTAAGACAAATATACTATGAAAACTAGAATCTATTTATTTTTAACCGCCCTAATACAGGTTATGTTGGTATCAATGAATGTTATATTTATCACATACCATCATGTATTAGCTATGGTCTTGACAGGATTTTCAATATCCATTATATGGACATTTAATGTTAAAAAAATAGCGTTTGGTTCCCTAACGGATAGAATTATCTATGCTACTGGGGCCTCTATTGGTACTCTGACAGGATATTACCTTTCTAACTATTTTATTTAAGAAAGTTTGGCTACCGGAGATATCATTCGTATATTTAGGTATAATTTTAAAACACATAAAAACAAACAGTTATGAAAACCAAAATGACAAAAGAACAAATCCAAAAAGCAGCTCCAAGTGTTTTCACACAAAAGCCTCACCACAGCATGTCTGACAAGTACACCTTTATCCCAACCACACGAGTGATTGAGGATATGGAAACTTTAGGATGGGATGTAGTTTCAGTTACTGAAATGAGGTCACGTAAGGGTATTGGATATCAAAAACACATGGTTAAATTTCAAAACCCAAATATTGCTATTAATGGTGAGAATGGAGATGATGTTTATCCACAAATTTTGATGACTAATTCTCATGACGGATCTTCATCATTCCAGTTCCGAGTTGGTTTGTATCGTTTAGTATGTTCCAATGGTTTGGTTATTGCCACTCAAGAATTTAACAATGTGAAAGTTCGTCACATGGGTTACAATTTTGAGGAGTTACAACAAACTATTCAATCAATTGTTGATCATTTACCATTGACTGTTGAGTCAATGAATAAGATGAAAGAAATTGAATTGGAACAAGACCAAATGGTCAAGTTAGCTCAAGATATGCTTAATGTTAGGTTTGGTGAATCAACCCAACAAATGGCATTTGATATTAATCAAATTCTAGAGCCAGTTCGGAAAGAAGATGAAAGCAATGATTTATGGACTGTTTTCAATCGTATTCAAGAACGCATTATTGATGGTGATTTTAATTATATCTATAATAACAAATCACGTAAAGCTCGTAGAATTAAAAACTTTAATCAAGATGTTAATTTGAATCAAGGTATGTTCCAAACAGCACTTGAATTAATTGAAGCATGATGAAGAAAATTAAAATGGAGGAGGCCGAACAATATGTTCTGGCCTCCGACATCTATGAGGCTAGGTATTTTTTCCTCTACCCATCCCAAGATCCAGATTATCCTGCTGATCAAGGTTGGGAAGAGGTAAAATATTTCTCTAGAAAAAAAACTGTTATATCCCAACAAGGTGAAGGAGATACATATGTTTATATATTTTCTAATGACTCAATCCCAGGTCAGTATAAGATAGGATACACGTCTAAAACGCCTGAACAACGAGCTAAACAACTATCATCCGGGACTAACACACCTACGCCATTCCAGGTTGAGTGGTACTTTAAATGCTTTAGAGGTGATTTACTCGAACAAGAAGTACATCAACACCTCAATGAGTATAGGATAAATGATAATAGAGAATTCTTTAGAGTATCTTTTGATCACGCTAAACAAGTTATAGAAAATCTAGGTCAAAGATACCTAGGTAACATATAACATATGTATAATATATGGGCCTGACTGGAATTGATCCGCAGGTATGTTCTTTGATATGATGCAGGCAGTCTTAGATGGAAAGACTTAAATCACCTATCAACTGTCGTAAATGGCAACACTTCTACTTTTACTTACGAGGACGCTTTAGCTTTCGTAGGTGCGGATTTTGCAGTAGCTGCTTAATCGCTCCCGTATCACTCATGGGGATCAAAAAGAAGTGAATGACCCGGTTTTTGAACTTTGTACCTTAAACAAATCGCCTACCGATTGCAAGTGAGAGTAGCCATACAAACTTGATATTTTGTCTGTTTAGAAAAACAGAATAAGCCTGTGAATGAGTACTTAGCGCAAACTGAGGGATACGTTGGGTTCGAGTCCCACCAGGTCCACGACTTTAATTTTTTTCATACATACATATAATAAAACACTATGGGTCAAAATAAATTAAGAAAATATATTAGCCAGATTATTAAGGAGGAACTTAATACTCAAAATGAGATCTTTGGTTTAGGTAAAGTAACCGAAGATCTTAGTGAAAGTGGTGGTATTTTAAAGGTTGAACAAGCAAAAGACGGTAAATATTACTGGACTTTCACATTTAAATCAGGCAAAGTCGAAAAATGGCCAAATGGATTTGCTACATCTGCTGAAGCACAAAAAGATTTCATATACAGATCAAAGTATTTAAAAGAAGGTACTTTTAATTCTAAAAGAGAAGAAAAGGAAAATATTGACGAGACATGGTATAGAATGAAAGTTTTAGCCGGTGTAATCAAGTAAAGATATTTATATACTTTATAAGAAGCCGGTCAGATTTGATCGGCTTTTTTTGGCTCCCCAAGATATTATTCGTATATTTATGTATAAATAAAAATAAGTTATGAGCAAGTTAAAGGAGCATTACAGCGAACAACTAATTTCAAGCCGGTATCAGTCCTCTTGGGAAGATTACGATTACCAGTACAACCAATGGATGGCTAGAAAAAATCCACCTACTGGTATTATGGCTAAAGTGCGCGATTTTTTAATCGGAAAGCCAGTTGATGGAGAGGATATCATCAACACCACACCAAAATTCCGCACTGTATATCCTGACCGAGAGTATTCATTTAATGAAATCTCTCAAAATATTAGAGAAAGTTTGATAAAATAAGTTTGGCTTTCTAAAATATTATTCGTATATTTACACGTTCATTTAGTTCATTGAAATATTAAAATATTTGCACCCATAGCTCAGCTGGATAGAGCAACTGCCTTCTAAGCAGTAGGTCTCAAGTTCGAATCTTGATGGGTGTACAAGAAAGTTTGGCTATCTAGAGATTTATTCGTATATTTAGCTAAAGGTTCTTTAAATATAGTCAGGTGGTCATAGGAGACCTTTGGTAACATGGAGTGGCCACAAAGTGTTACATGGCAGGTAAAGCAAGGAGTAATTACCTTGTGTAACTGATAGGGGAATCAGCCCTTGGTACAGGTTCGAATCCTGTCCTGACTACAAATATTGCGGGGTAGAGCAGTAGGTAGCTCGTCAGCCTCATAAGCTGAAGGCCGTCGGTTCGAGTCCGACCCCCGCAACGATGCTCCCTTATGGAGTATATGATCTTTGACATATTGAAATTGCCAAAAAGGCCCGTTCGTCTAGGGGTTAGGACGCCAGATTTTCATTCTGGAAACACGAGTTCGATTCTCGTACGGGCTACACTTTTAGTGATGTCGGTTGTTTGAGTAAAACAACTAAACTAATGACAGCCTGGAAAGACAGGCACATAGTCAGGTGGCGGAATTGGTAGACGCTATTATAGCTTTAGTTGAGTAGTCTCAGTAATCAACTTAAAAATAAGAGACGTACAGGTTCGAATCCTGTCCTGACTGCGCAAAAAACAAATAAGATGGAGTTTCTTTACCCTTACGAGGATGAGTTTTTAAAATCTTAATTTAGCCGAGGTGGTGGAATTGGTAGACACGCAGGACTTAAAATCCTGTGGGCAGTGATGTTCGTACGGGTTCGATTCCCGTCCTCGGTACAAAAATGGTCCGGTAGTTCAGTTGGTTAGAATACATGCCTGTCACGCATGGGGTCGCGGGTTCGAGTCCCGTCCGGACCGCAATTGATCTCGTAGCTCAGTTGGTAGAGCAGTACACTTTTAATGTACGGGCCGTGAGTTCGAGTCTCACCGGGATCACAAGTTCTGATCAAACAGAAAACCTTGCACCTCCAGATGCGTGATACGGTGCAGTAAAGATGGTAAAAGTCCATATCACGCATTATGCCGATGTGGTGAAATGGTAGACACGCCAGTTTTAGGAACTGGTGCTTATGCGTGTAGGTTCGAGTCCTACCATCGGTACAGCAGTTATCTGAACTTGCACTAGGACGATAACAACCATTGGAGGAAGCAAGTCTCACGAATGGTCCTGTGGGTTGTGACCAGTACACATAAAAAGACTCCCGCCAGATAGAGTAGGTGGCTGTGTTTTTTCATACAAAGCTCTATCATTTGCCCCCTTAGCTCAGCTGGCTTAGAGCAACTGATTTGTACTCAGTAGGTCGTGGGTTCGATTCCTACAGGGGGCTCAATGAGTAAGAGATACTCAGCAGTCTTTAACCTAAGACTCATTTAACAATAGGTTCGCAGAATGTCTACGGCGCGAGTGGGACATCATGGGAATAAAGGAGAACCGCACACCTCCTCCCAGTAGTGTTGACTAATTTTAAGAGGGATGACCCGCAGGTTTATTGAAAGGAAGAAAACCGATATATCTACTCACTTGGAATCTCAGGGTGGGGAAACAGTCAGGTGGCAGAATTGGCAATGCTTACTCATGATGGTTATTTTTATGACCTTTACAGGCGCCCATCATAGTAGAACCTATATATTCGTAACGTATAGGTAACAGGTTCGAATCCTGTCCTGACTACAAAAAATAAATTAAAACAACAAAATAAAAAGAATATGAAAAATTTAATTGAAATATGGGCTATTGATAAAAATTGGAATACTACTGCTGAATTTAAAAATGAAGATGAAATAAATATTTGGTTACTAACAAATCCAATGTATTTTCAAATATTGTATAGAATTAATGGTAGTAGCGTTCATGTATATAAACAATATAGTCAGGTGGCGGAATGGTAGACGCTATTATCTGAGAGTGTGTTTGCGAGTAGGATGCAAAACTACATAGATACAAGTGTTATAGGAGCACAACATTACAGGTTCGAATCCTGTCCTGACTACAATAGAATCGACGTTATTTGCACCTTTAGCTCAGTTGGTTTAGAGCGCTACTTTTACACGGTAGATGTCGGTGGTTCGAATCCATCAAGGTGCACAACATTGGGATGGTGGTACAGAGATGGTCTCATGAGCCATATTGGGTAGCTCCCCTCCGAGGTTCGATTCCTCAATCCCAACAAATTGGTAGGTGGCCGAGTGGTTAAAGGCGACAGACTGTAAATCTGTTCTCTTAGGAGTACGGGGGTTCGAATCCCTCCCTGCCAACAAAAGTAAAAGATAGTGAAGCTGTAATAGATGATGGTGTTAAAATGATGAAAAAGGGTTTGGAGTAATCAGAACGTAAACAAATTATCTATCAGAAACCCTGCAAGACCCGAAATCTTTTATTTAGTATCTGTAGCTCAATTGGATAGAGCACCTGGCTACGGACCAGGAGGTTATAGGTTCGACTCCTGTCAGATACGCTTAAATAGTACCTTAGCTCAGATGGTAGAGCGTAGGCCTGAAGAGCCTAGCGTCCCCAGTTCGATCCTGGGAGGTACTACTTTTGGTTCCATATCCGAGTGGCTAGGTGGTGGATTGCAAATCCATTTATGTTAGTTCGAATCTAACTGGAACCTCTAATATGTTTCCTTAGCTCAGTTGGTTAGAGCATCTGACTGTTAATCAGAGGGTCCTTGGTTCGAGCCCAAGAGGAAACGCTATAAGGGCCTTTAGCTCAGTTGGTTAGAGCATCTGACTCATAATCAGAGGGTCGTTGGTTCAAGCCCAACAAGGCCCACTTTTATTTATACGCGTCTGTAGAGCAGTGGTCTCCAAAACCAAAGGTCGGTAGTTCGAATCTATCCAGGCGTGCAAATATAGTAGTGTAGCTCAGTTGGTTAGAGCATCTGACTGATATTCAGAAGGTCATAAGTTCGAATCTTATCATTACTACTACGAGGTGTAGCGCAGTTGGTAGCGCGCCTGGTTTGGGACCAGGAGGTCGTCAGTTCGAACCTGGCCACCTCGACTTAATTTTGGGCTGTTAGCTCAGCTGGCTAGAGCGCCTGCCTTGCACGCAGGAGGTCATCGGTTCGACTCCGATACGGTCCACAACATAAGCAGTAATAGCTCAATTGGTAGAGCATCGTCCTTCCAAGTCGAGGGTTGCAGGTTCGAGTCCTGTTTAATGCTCTAAATACATCAGTGGTTTTGGCAATTTAACACTTAAAAATTATGGAAACACTTTATTTTATCTTAGGAATGCTATCAGTAGTTACTGTAGTCCTAACCGTAGTAGCTGTGTATGGTATTGTTAGACATAACCAATCACAAAAACAAATCAACAATCTCCATCGTGAAATAGAAGAAATTCAAAGAGGCATGTGGAGAGAATTTGAGTCTATCAATAGACGTATAGACAGAGATGATGAATCAAAATGGCGTGCATCCGAGGAAATTCGTAGGAAAATGGAAGAACTTCAGTCATATATTGATTCTCGAGTAGACAAATTAGATGCTAAATATTCCCCTAAAGGAGTAAAACAACAAATTAACGGATAATTAACCCGCTATAAACCACTGATGTATTTTTATTGTCCCCTCGTCTAATGGCAGGACAGATGGTTTTGGTCCATCTAATCGAGGTTCGAATCCTTGGGGGACAACTATGGAGAATTGGCAGAGTGGTCGAATGCACTGCACTTGAAATGCAGCGTACCGAAAGGTACCGTAGGTTCGAATCCTACATTCTCCGCGGTGTCTATAGTGTTAATGGTTTAGCACGCTAGATTGTGATTCTTGAAGTTTGGGTTCGAATCCCAATAGACACACTTTAATGGAAGATAATCCTCAACGGCGAGAGGGCTTGCCTGCTAAGCAATGTGTACCTTAGGGTATCTGGTTCGATCCCAGTGTCTTCCGCTTGGCTATTTCAATATGTCTTTATATATTTACATCATGAAAAATTTTAAAAAATGTGATGGAGATAGGGTTGATGTAGTTAATCATACTATCAAAATTTTAGAGGATAATCCTCATACTGAAATCCATATTGGAACTGATTCCCAAAATAGGAGCGAATACACTTATTACGCTATTGCCATCGCATACCGCTTTGGTACTAGAGGTGTTCATTACATCTACCATAAAGAAAAGGTTCCACGTATCAAGGATCGTTTTACTAAACTGTTTAGAGAAGCTGAACTCACTATAGAGACAGCCGAATGGCTTACTACTAAAATTCCAAGCTTAAAAGTAGAACTAGACTTTGACTATAATGATGATAAAAAATATTTTAGCCAAAAACTAGTATCTGCTGTAAAGGGGTGGGCTGAATCTTTAGGATACAAAGCCAATATCAAACCACATAACCAGATAGCTACTAAGGCAGCCGACTATCAGTGCCGTTAAATTCCCGCAAAAACAACTATATTACCCATTACCTATATAAAAACATATACTACGCCATATATATAAAAGACCGTTTATTTACCCACTTAATCTATGTTATAACAGAAAGGTCTTAAAAAGTCTTAAAATATTTGGCCTCCTAAAATCCTTTATGTATCGTATAGATACGGGTGTTAATAAGTAACTAATTAAAACTAAAACATATGAGAAACAGAGAAATGATTCTGAGACAACTGGAACGCATCGATAACTCGATGAAGAAAATGAAATTCTATCTGAACCGAGGAGAATCGGTAGACAACTACAAGAAAGAAATTGAATTAGTAGAAAACATGATTTCTGAAGTTAAGTCTATGATTGAACGTGAAGATATGAATGCTAATGAAATTAATCCAATTAGATAAACTATGCAATTAACTGCTGAACAAATTAAAGAAAACTGGGATCAGTTTACTAGTAATATTGAGAACTGGATTGAAGGAGACAGAAAACAGGCTCTACTTGATTTCTATAACCAATACCAGGACCGATTAATCTTAATGCCTGCGGCTCATAAGAAAGAGTATCATAATGCTTTTCCTGGAGGATATATTGAACATGTGAACCGTGTTGTTGGATGTGCTCTTAAATTATATGATTTGTGGGCCGATATGGGAGCTGATATTACAACATTTACTGTTGAAGAACTCGTATTCTCAGCCATTAATCATGACTTGGGAAAAATGGGAGACGAGGATAATGAAGCTTATATTCCTCAGACTGATAATTGGAGGAAGGAAAAACTAGGAGAAGATTACATGTTTAATTCTAAAGTACCTTTTGCCTCAGTCCCTGACCGCGGTTTATATTTACTCCAGGCTCATGGTATTAGATATTCATTTAATGAAATGTTAGCCATTCAAACCCATGATGGTTTATATGATGAAGCTAACAAGAAATATCTTCATACATTTATGCCAGAGCAAAAACCACGTACTGCGCTTCCATTTATTTTACATCAAGCTGATTTAATGGCTGCTCGAATTGAATTTGAGAAAGAATGGTTACCTAAATTAAAAAATGATCAAAAGGAAGAAAAGCCTAAAAAAACATCATTTGTGTTAGATTCTAATTCTAAAAAATCAGCATCAAAACAAACCAAGGCTCTAGGCTCCATTAAGAGTAATAGCCTAAAAAATATGTTAGACGACTTATGATAATATTACTTACTTCATTAGCTATTTTCTTTGGAATATTAACAGTTATATTAGGTTTTACCACATATAACTTATTACGAAAAAATGAAAAGCAAGAGGATATACTGGCTGGGTATTTAAACTACCTAGACCAGTTATCTCGAGCTATTGAGATTTCAGACACTAAACTAAAAAAACTGGATGAAAGAGGGGTATTTAAGTCTGATGATGAGGTAGGATTTTTCTTTACTAATCTTCAGAAAATCCAAAATATCTTGAATGAATTCCAGTTAAAAAAATTCTAAATTATGGGTAAACGTTATTTCACAGAAGAAACTGAAAACGCTATTATCCTATATAATACATTAACTGACCCTGAGGAGAAAAGCAGACTATATAATAAAAAAATACATTATGCTTTTTTCAAACTAACTCAAAATCTAATTCATACTTATAAAATTAGGAATACTGATGTTGATGATCTAGAACATCTCCAGCATGAAGTTATTATATTTTTGTTAAGTAAAATTCATAAGTTTGATCCTACATTAGGTAAAAAAGCTTATTCTTATTTTGGGACTATAGCCTTAAGGTGGTTAATTATATATAATAGGAAAAATTATAAGAAAAAAATTACTTCCACTCCTATTAGTGAAGTCATTAGCTATGAAAAAGATTATAAAGTATCATCTAACAAAGATAATCTAGATAAATTAAGTGAAGATGATATATTTGAATTTTCAGATGATGAAGATAATTTATCCTTCTTTATTGACGCCTTTACTCAATATTATACTGACCGCATATATCAATTCCACCCAGCAAAGGATGATGCTAAGATAGCAGATGCAGTTTTAGAATTATTCCGTAAACGAGAAAATATAAATATATTTCATAAAAAAGCATTGTATATTTATATAAAGGAGATGGTGGATGTTAAAACTCCTAAAATAACTCAAGTGGTCAATAAAATATATGACCATTTTCGTCCTGAGTATCAATTTTATATTGACAACGGTTATATTAGATTTGTAGAGTAACCATATATATAATAAAATATTATGGGATCTTTAGATAAAAATATATTCGGTGATAAAAAATTCTCAGATTTACTATCTGAGATATATGAAAATCAAAAGAAAAAAGAAAAAACTATAGCGGGTCTAGTTCGTGAACTAAAGGATTTAGTCAATGATGTGAGTGATGCCACTGTTATAGTTCCTCTTATAGCTAATTATCTTGAAATTGGAGTTAAGAATGATGAACACCTACTTAAAATGGCCACTATCATTCAACGTATATTCAATAATCAAGAAAGCAATGGAGGTGGAGGTGATGGTTTAACTATTACTGATGCTGAACGAGAAGAATTGATGGCCCAACTAGACCAACTAAATAAACCATTAGATGATAAGTAATGGCATTAAGACAAAAAGCCAACCAACTATCAGGATCACCTAATTTATCTGCCTTATCCTCAGGTGGAGGGATAAACATTCAATCAGTTAGAGTTAAATCTATAATTCTAGACCAAAATTCTTTAGGATTTTCAAGCAGGGGAGAATGGGCATCATTAGGTGGAATATTTTGGTCAGACATTAATGCCCCTACTCCTACAGGAGATATAAACAATGATAATTTTGCTTTACCATTATTTCCTAACCAGAAAAATTTCCCGTTATTAGAAGAAATAGTCTATATAATAGCACTACCTAATACAGGAATTGGTGAAAGTACCAGCGCAGTTCAATATTATTATTTCCAACCAATTAATTTATGGAATAGTATCCACCATAATGGCTACCCTCCTTTTATTGATAGTACATTACCTGAATCTCAACAAAAAGATTATCAACAGGTTGATGGAGGAAGTGTCCGTAAAGTAACAGATGGTTCTACTGAAATTAAATTAGGTAATACATTTAAAGAAAAATTAGATATAAAATCTCTTTTACCTTATGAAGGAGATATTATATATGAGGGGAGGTGGGGAAATAGCATCAGATTTGGTTCTACAGTTTTACGTCCCAATACTTCAAACTTATGGTCCACTGTCGGAGAAGATGGTGACCCAATTATTATTATAAGAAATGGTCAACATGATGATGGAAGAGATCCTTGGGTACCACAATTAGAGGATATAAATAAAGATCAAACTAGTATATACTTAACCTCAAATCAAAAAATTCCAATAGAGGTCTCTAGTAAAAATTATACCTCATACAAAATTAAACCACAGTCTCCATCTGAGTATCAAGGTAAACAAGTCATCATAAATTCTGATCGTTTATTATTTAACACTAAAGTAGACTCTATCTTACTCTCATCCCAGAAAACTATAAGTTTAAATGCTAGAGAGTCAGTCAATATTGATGCCCCACAAACTATAGTCCAAAGTCCAGATATTAGATTAGGAGATTTGAATGCTACTGAACCTATTATATTGGGAGAGACATTCTTGACAGATTTATCTAGTTTATTGAAAAATATTATCTTATTAAGTCAAGCTCTACAAACTCCAATAGGAACTCCTGTCCCAAATGTACCTAACGCTAATATACCTATCCCTGCTGTTAGGGTAGAAGCCTCAGCCCAAGATATGATAAATAGAATAGAGAAATATAAATCTAAAATTAGTAAAACCAAGTAATGGCTTTTGATAAAATCATAACAAGTCAAGCAGTTAGTGCTGCCAAAGAAGGTATCAAACTTGAAAGAGCATTGGATGTATTGAGAGAAAAGGCTATTGATATAGTATCACAGCAAGTGGATAACCAAATTCCAATTCCACTCCCATTCTCAACCAAAGATATTCTTTTAGGAGGAGGAACTCTCCCTAATATCTCCTCCCCAAATATTTCCCCTTCAGACTTATTATCACCAAGTTTATTATCTCAAGTACCTGCAATCCCAGATAATGTAAAAATACAAACAAGAGAAACTCTAGATACAGTTGAAAGTACTCTTAATACTGTAATAGACCAAAAAAATACTATACAAGAGGCTCTAAGCACTATAACGGGACCTATCAACACATTGGAAGGTATAAGTGACTCAATAGGTAATATTGTATCATTAGTGAATACTAGTATTACTACACTTAAAGCTATTCCTTTACCATTGGCCGCACCTCCAGGTGTTGGTCTTCCAGCCAATATAGTGATTGGTTTTTCTGATGCTTTAAGTGAGGCTAAAATATTTTTGGATAAAATTGAAGGTCCATTAAGTGTAATCCCTCCTAATATTGAACAAATAAACGGTATATTAAATACTGCTCTTGAAAAAGTTTCTACTTTTGATCCTATATTTGATAGAGCTACTAGTATTATTACCTTTATTAAAACATTATTAGATGTAGGCCCTAATGCCACTCAACAAGATATTGACAGGGTAGCTCTAGAGACTACCTCCAATATCCGAAAGTCATTAACTACCCCAATTATATCACAGATTGATGGAGACTTAGATCCTAATTCAAATGCTCCTATATTTTATAAAGGATATCTCTTAACTACCGAGTATGATCCCTCAAACTCATTTTCTTTCCCTAGAAGAAGAATTAGAGCATCTTTGGCTGCCAATCCAAGTAATTCTATATTCGGACCATACTCATATAGTTCTTCAACACAAGTGTTAGTGGATGAAATAAAATTTAAAATAGATCAAATTGTTTTTAACTCTTAAATACTTATAATAAAATGAAAATCGACGCTCTAAAAAAAATCATCAAAGAATCAGTTCGAGAAGCTATCAAAGAAGAAATTAAAGATATTTTAATGGAGGCAATCCGTACCTCTCGTTCCCCAATTAATGAACAGCAATCATACCAGAATTATCCTTCATCTCCTAAAATGCCAACAGAGGACTTACGTTCCAAGTATGCGGGAATGATGGATATGCCATTTTCAAGAGGTGCCTCAGATACTCTAGAATTTAATACTGGTAATATTTATAGACCAATGTCCGCAGCCTCTGGAGTTGAAGGAAGTTTACCTCCTGGTGAAGTTGATATGAGCCAAATATCTAAATTACTTAACTCATAATGGCACAACAAATTCCATATAAGTTTCCTCTAGATATAGGCAATAATGTTCAAATTGGATTTGATCTAAATTTTGATGTTAATGGAGTATTCAATCCAACTTACACAACAGCAGACCAAATCAAGGCCAACCTTATTAACTATATTCTTATTAATCCAGGAGAATTAGTATTTGCACCTAATTTTGGTTTAGGTATAAGGGCTTTATTGTTTGAACAAGCTAATCAAGGAACATTAGATTCTCTTGAATTTTTAGTAAGAGATGGTGTATCTCAATTTTTTCCAAATATCTCTATTGAAGATATTAAATTTGATAATCAAGCTGATAGAAATGCCATAT